GCGTAAGCTACTACCTGCGGCCCTCGGTTGAGCCGCTTGAACATCCTGTCAATCCTAAGTATTGCCCCTTCCCAACGATCCTCGTGGTAAGCGGCCTTGTTCAAATCCTGTGAATCTACGTCATCCTTCATGTAGGCCAAGTTCTTCGCCCTGTGCAGAAGGTCACGCCTGTATTTGTTCGGTACTTCCATGTTCGTGGATTGCGGCAGCCTGTACACATGCAGCTCGATGTTCTCGATCTCAACGGGCTCCGGTACCAGCTTCACCGTGTCAACCTCGTAGTCAGTCACGATGTACTTCGGTTCCCCGACCATGCCTTCCCAGTCGGTGATTGTCAGCTCGTAGCTGGTGGGCTGGTAGCGCCTCAGCAACTCCTTCACCGATACTGCTTCCAAAGTACGTCCACCAGCAACCTTGCCCCGGCGGATCTTGGTAATCTCATCATCAAGCGCGTAGAGGGAGTTACCCGCTACAGTCGCGATGTTGTATGAGGTGGCGTCGAATAGAATGTCTACTCGCTCGCACAATTCGTTCTGTGCTTCGGCCAGCCAGTCTTTGATCTCACTGTCCAGCCATAATGAATCGGAGTCATCCCCGTCACCGGGGAGCTCCGGATCGCTCATATCAGAGCGAAATATTGCGACAAGATTGTCGGCACTAAGCGGCATTGGCAATGCTCTGCATCACTTTCTTCCACACGGTATCGACTTCCTTCCGGTCGAGATCGTAACCGACCATCTCTACCACTACTGACAGCTTCGGCTTGCCGCCGGGAGTAAACTTGTCAGGGTCGTTTTCCTTCGCGACCTCGTGCATGGCATCGTACAACTTCTGCTCACGTTCGAAACCCAGATCAGGAGTCTTCAGTTCTGGTTTCTCGTCCACAAGGATCTTCTGGTCTTCCTTGTTGGCGAACACGGCACCGATAGCAATTGCTTCGTCGATGGCGGGGTACGGCACTCGGACCTGTTCGTTTGCTACGAACTGGATCGCGTGGCCGAATTTTGAATGTAAGACGAAGTCTCTGGGCATGTACATCATTTGTGCGCTCATTGTGCAGTTCCTCTTTGTTGGTGGTACTTATAAAAAGGAGCCCCGGGTGGGGCTCCCTTCATTACTTACGAGAGCAGATCAGTCTGCGTTCTCGTCCGAACGGCCTTGGACGTAGTACTCTACTTCCACCGCGCCGGAGCCTACGGTACTGTCAGCCACGTCGTTCTTAACCGTGACGACTGCAGGTTCAGGCAGTGCGATGCCAGTAACAATCGGCGTGGAGAACCGGCCGACAGCGGTAGCTGCCTGCGTGGAGTCCAGCACAACTGCTGCTGTCAAGTCCGCACCATCGAGGTCAAGAACCTCAACGGTAAGGGTTGGAGTGGTGCCGTCAAACAGAACGTCAACAATCAAGTGACAGTCCGTGATAACAGCGCCTTCGGGCAGACCGACTACGGCTACGTCAGCAGACGCGGCACCCAGTACAGCCTGTGTGAACGTACCTCGGGCGACCATCTTGCGCTGGGCACCGTCGGAACGGATGTTGTTGGTGTTTGGAACGAAAGCCATGATGTCATTCCTCCTTAGTTGGTTGCCACATCGAGGCAGATTACGCCGAAGTCTTCAACAACCCCGGAACCCATGCCGCCGGTCAACTTGCCTTCGAACTGAGGCTTCAAGAAGCCACAAATCTTGCCAGTTGAAATAGCGTTCACGTTCTCGAAATCGCGATCTTCTTCGACCCAAGTTGGTGTGCCAATATCGGCGAAGCCCATTGCCTGAGCGCCACAGAACAGAACACGACAACCATGAACGGTACCGTCATTCTTCCAGCGTGAACCAGAAGCGAGACCCTTCGTGTTGTACACGTGACGGTATTCAGAGATGGCGATGCCATCTACATAGACCGTGTCGGTGCCCTTGAAGAGCTCGTTACCCGCGCCGCGCTTGCCAGCATCCCGCTGCATCTGAATGAAATCAGAGTCAGTTTTCAGCGAGGCCATTGCAGTCGGAGTGACGAATGCGTGGTAGAAGTCAACACCATCCTTGGTACGGATGGGGCGAACATACATTTCTTTCGCCATTGCCTTCAGGTTAACCAGTGCCTGCCAGCTGAGGCCAGAGTTCGCAACCGTAAAGGTAGCGTCACTGTTCAGCTTGGTCAGCGAGATGTGACCCTTGGTTACAGCGTTATCGACTGTGAACAGACGATTGCTGGTAGGGGCAACAACATCAGCTGCGAACTCAAGCAGTGCGAGGTCAGAACCGACACGAGCTGCACCGTTTGTGTGACTTGCATACGAAACACCCGACAGGGTTAAGAAACCCATCTGGTCGTAGCGGTCAGACAGCCAGTAGGCCAGCTTGTTGCGAGACTGTTCGCGGAAGTTGATGATGGTACGCTGATCGGCCATGCGACCGGTGTTCCGGTTTGCGTGGCGAAGCTGATCGATCTGGATGACCTGCTCTTCGGAAGTCAATGCTTCCTCGTAACCGGCCAGCTGACGATCTCCGGCACGACCGTCGCCTTCGAGGTCGTTAACCAGCGTAATGACGGCGCGAGCACCCTTCTCATCTTTCTTCAGCTCAGTGATGCGCTGGATGAGTGAATCCTCAGAGTCGCCGGTGAACTTGTTCAGAAAAGACATGTTGCGAGCCTTGTTCCAAAAGTCCATAGACCAAACCTTTTTTTCGTGGCTGGTCAGATTGGCAAAATTTGTAGCGGACATATTATAGTCCCTCCTGTAAATTATCGCATAATGCCACGTACAGTGGCTCGGATTGTTTCTACAACGTAGTTACGTATCGTGTAACAATTCGAGATGCGACTCTTTTCAGGCTGTTACGATGGGCCCCGCTGTATCGCTCACGGCTTCGATATATTGAATTCTAAGCCGTGAGCGAGTCCTTGTCAAGCGGTTTAGGCCGGTATGTCGCCCCGCATCCGTTTCAGAGTAGCCTCGGGTAGAGCAGCGATATCCTCGTACGACAGTTTATCGACGTTGATGGTATCCTGCAGGCCAGCTGAGTCTGAGTCGTCACCCGTACCCTTGGCGTCTGCCGGGGTTTTGTTGGCGGCGTCGGTGGCCTTCTTCAGCCCTGTCCTGCGGAGTTCATCTTCCTTTTTGGCCTTGGCATCCGGGTCGGCGTCGTCCTCAGGGGCGTCCATTGCCTTCTTCGGCAGGACGAAGTCCATGGCGCGGAGCAGAGCCTGCGTGGCGCTGTACCTGCCAGTGGCAACAAACCCGTTGCGCAGTTCCTGTACCTTGTCCACAACTTCCTGTGAGTAGCCCTTAGAGTCCGGATTGAACTCGTCGTGGGTGGCTTCGATATGATCGATGGCCATGTCCAGACGAACCTGCTCCCGGGCGGCGTCGGTGGTGCTGTCCGAGGACTCGTCCATATCCATCTGCCAGAGTTCCCGCTCCTTGGTACGGACCTCACCGCGCAGTGCTGCGGCCTCATCCATCTTGTCGTCGGAGATGGCTTTGTTGATCGCCTTGTCCAGCTCGGTCAACTCGGTCTCGATTACGCCACGGGCGTCATCGTTCGTAGCGGCCTTGGCGTCAGCAGCCTTGTCCCGGTCAATCTGGTCGAGCCGGTCCTGCAGTGCCTTGTTCTGACGGTTCTTGGCATCGAAGCGAGCCTTTGGAATCATCGTCTCCTTCTTGCCCTCCTTGGCAGCATCGGCTTTGGCGTCGGTGTCATCATCGGCTTTCGCGTCAGTGTCCGCGTCCTTGTCCGCGTCCTTGTCCGCGTCCTTGTCCGCGTCCTTGTCCGCCTTTTTGTCGTCGTCAGCCTTGTCCTCATCGGCTTTCTTGGCGTCAGCCTTGGCTTCGTCGTCCGCTATTTTGTCCGCTTCTGCCTTGTCGTCGATTTCCTTCTGTTCAGCGTCGGTGCGGTGGAGGTTCTCCCTCACCCCGTCTTCATCCTCAGGGTTATCGCCACGTGCAGCAGCAACGGCTTTGGGATTGTCCCAATCGATATCATCATCATGTTTAGCCATTATTTAGCTCCTTCCTTCGGTTTGCCAGACGATTCTGACGCCCCCTTACTTGATTCCTTTGCTTTCGCCTTATCGGCGGCAGCCTTCTCTTTCGAGTCTATTGCCTTTTGCTTCGCATCCCGTGCGGAGGCGATAGCCTCGTTCCGTATGGATAGCTCACTGAGGCGAATCTCCTCGCGCTTGAGTACCAGTTTCTCGCGCTCGATTTCCAGCTTCTTGTCGATCTCGTACTTGTCGAGGCTGAGCTTGGCGATCTGCTCGACCCGGTCGGCCTCGGCCTCTACCAAGCGGATGTCGTCATCAGCAGCCTTGCCTTCCGCCCCGTTGGGATCCTCGAGCGCGGTCTGCTGAGCCCGAATAAGCGTAAGAGCAGCCTCGGCCTCGGTCTTCTTCTGCTCGGCAGCAGACTTGCGGTTCTCGAGACGCTTGGCTTCCACTTCGAGCTCGGCGAGTTCTGACTGCAATGCTGCTTCTTCCTCTGTTGGCTCACCAGAAATCTCCTTGGCGATTTCGTGCTTGCGAGCGAGGTGTGAGTTCTCAACGAGAATCTCGTCCTTGATGTCAACGCCGAGTTCGCGCAGCTGAACTGCTTGGTCAAACTGGCTTTCCTCGAAGGTCTCGCGGGCTGGTATGGACGATACTGTGACCTCATACTCGCCTACTGTCAAGTCCCGGGCTACCTTACCCTCCGGAGTTACCTCGTTCAGGGAGATGACTTCATCGTCCTGACCGGGGTTGTTGCCCGTTATATGTAATATGCGGGGTTCCACGTAGAAGGTCTGCACCATGCTCAGCACCCGCTTGGCCAGAAGCCTGCGCGTGTAGTTCAGGTTGTCGAACACCTTGGTGTAGTTCGTGCTGCCCTGTGCCTGCTTGGCTTGGATGGCCTTGGCCGCCACGTCTGCCCGATCAAATCCTCGCATGCTGTCAGAAGCCATGGAGATTTCTTTCAGGTCGGTCGCAGCGTTGAAGCTGATCCGATCCATACCCGTTGGTACGGTGTTGGGCGTGATCTTCTCCATGTCGTTGACGTCGCTGAGCTCGGCGATGAGGCCGGTCTCTGCACCACGTTCCTCAAGATCCTCGATGCTCATGTTCTGGAGCGTACCGGTCTTGACCTTCCAGCCGCTGTTGGCTGTGGTGTTGACGATATGCAGTTCCTGTGAGCGAACCTTGTTGTAGAGCTCCTGCGGGTCGATCATGTTCTCCACCAGCCCAATGGTGCGGCCCCGGCGGAAAAACGGGAAGAACGGTATGACCGTGAAGTATTGGTACGGGCTCTGCTCGTCGTGGACCATCTGGTCGTCCACGGTGACCCGCCAGTCGATTACCTCGGCGTTCCGGGTCATCACCTGCACGTTGAACTCCTGCATGATGAGCTGAATCTTCTCGCGGGGCATGCCCTCGGGGATAATCCGGGTCTCGCCGCTGACCATGTCAACGAAGTGCTCCATGCGCCGGATGGTCTTGAACTGGCGCTCGAGTTGACGCCACCTACGGGCGAATTTCTGGCTGCTATCCGGGTACCGGCGGGACTCGCCGCCGAAGGTGTCGGGGCGCGTGTCCATGAAGTCGTACCCAAGGTACTGTCCGCTGGACGATTTGCCTGTCAGCTCCTGCGCTGCCGCTTTGCCGTACAGCATGATGATGTCACTCTCGCTCAGCCACTTGCTGGTAATGACGTCTTTCCACTGGTCAGGGTCATATGCCTCGGCGTCTGGGTCGATGACCACGTTGCGCGGGTTGGCCAGATTGATGTCAACCTCGCCAAAAATGTTTGTGTCCCAATTCATCCGGGCATCCAAGAAGCCCCGGCTGGTGATGATCCCGTCGGCGAACAACTCCGATTCGGTCCAATGCATCTCGTTGGCGTTGTTGATCTGGACGGTCAGGCGGCCCAGCACGTCGGCTGTCTCCTGCGATCCGTTCTTGATAGCCTTGTAGCCGATGTCGGCTTGGTTGTTCAGGTGCTCGCCGAAGATGGCGGCACAGGACGGGAGGATCTTGTTGAAGGTGAGTGCCGGCCTACGCACCCGGGCCAGCTTCGCCTTGGCTTCCGCGTCCCATTGCTTGCCCTCGAAGAAATCCTCGCACATTCGGGCTTTGACGGAGTATTCTGTGTGACCGTTGTCCCGTCCGTAGACATACCGGTCTAGCTGTTCCTGCACTTGCGAATAATCACTTGCCATTTCAATCCTCCATTAAGCGGTTAAGTGGTTCTCACTCTTCCGCGTCGCTTTCAGTTTATCCCGCCAAGAGTCGGGTTTCTTGCCTGCCCGTGTGCGACGAGGAGGCGATTTCTCTGCGACCATGCGGATGAGCCATGCAAGCGCATCGACTTGGTCATCGTGAGCACCACCCGGAAAGCGGAGGAGCTCGTTCGTAAAAGTAGAGACCCAAGGCTGGTTGCTAGGGAGCAGCACACGCCCTTGTTGCATCCAACCTTGAGCCGGTCTTGCCCGTGCAGTCTTGTCTGTTACCGGCTTCAACGTCTCGTCCAGCGTTGGGTACCAGTGCTTCTCCTTCATCAGCTTCCTCAAATTCGGCATAACCGACATCTGAATCTGCCCCTGCTCAATTCCTATGGCCGCCAGTTGGCGCTTATATGGCTCCGAAGTGCCCATTATAAGCTCTGCGACCTCATCTGTCCTGACCCGTACGACATGGATGATATGCATTATGTCGTCGAAGTCATGAGCACCAACTATTCCTACAGTATAATCGTTTGTGTGCTTTTGGCCAATAGCTAAGTCCCAAGCTATGTAAATATTCCAATTTGTGTAGTCTGGAACGACCGGTTCGTACCGGAACATGTCCTCTTTGAAGAATATACCAGAATCCGGGACAGGATTCTGCTGATATAGCGCACTCCAGATGCGAGGTTGCGAACTTTTGCGCTTCCTACGGTAAAATGACTCGTCGTACCGCTCCGGATGCAGGGCTTCGTCCTTTCTGCGTACCAAGCGCGAACCTTTTTCTTTTTTGAGTAATAGTTCCCCATCTTCAGTGACATACTCGTCGTGCTCGGCCAATGCGGGCAGACTTAACGTGTCCCAGCGCACCACATCCTCTACTGATCTGTCCACATCGTCCAGTTCTATGCGCAATTTGTCGATCAAAAGCGACTCATTCCGCGATTCCTTGGCCTTGGAAATCAGTCCGAGGATCTCATTGCGCTGTTCTTCGATCTCGCGCAAGGCCTCGGCCTCTTGGTTCAGGAACCGGCCACTCAGGTCGTCGTCATTCCACCGGGTCTGGATGCCCAGCACGCCGCCACCCGGCGACAGGCGGGTCTCAGCGGTTGAATCCCACCAATCCCACACTGAGTTCCGGGTTGTTTCACTATCAGCCTCCATCATGTCCTTGACCGGGTCGTCGATGATCATGACGTGGGCACCCTTGCCCGTAATACCCAGCCCGACGCCCGCCGGGACGTACCCGCCGCCCGCGTTGATGTACCAGCCCTCGGTGGCCTGCGCGTTCGGGTTCAACGTCACGCCCGGGAACATCGCTTTGTACGCCGGGTCGTCAATTAAGGCCTTGATTTTCCTACTAAATCCCATCGGCAGCGACACAGCGTACGATGCTGCGATGATCTCGTGGGTAGGGTTGTGCCCAAGGTGCCATGCCGGAAAGTTCTTAGAAGCGATCTCAGACTTCCCGGTACGAGGCGGCATGAAGAAAAGCGACCGGGGGCTCATCTCGAGGCTCACCGCGTTGCTGAAAAACTCTAATTTTGCACAAATTAGCTTGTGGACCCAACCGGGCTTGTACGCGGGGTTGAACCGCATGATGAAGTTGATGAGCCGCCTGCGGGACAGCTCGCGCTTGACCAGTTCGCCCCGGGCCAGCGCCGGTTTATTCGCCTTGGCCAGATTCTTGTCACGCTGCACCTTGGCAGCATGCACCTGCGCGGTGGCGGCCCGCTGTACAGCTTTCCTGTACTCCCGGTCGTACGCCCTCCGATCTGTCTGTCGCCTAAAATTAGGGATGGCCACTTCTTCGTGCTCACAAACCTTACATATCGTGTGGTATTCGATAGGCTTGGTGTGCGGCATCTGTTTGTTGAAACCCTTCTGGATCCCAGTGAACTGGCGCTCGCACCTGACACATTGCTTGGTATGAGCAGCCGTGCGGAGCGATTTTGGGTAGCCTTCCTCCATGCTGCCTTTTACATGGTCATCGCCCGTATCTGTTGGTTCGCTCATTACTTGTCTTCTACGAGACTAAACTCGCCCTCAATCACGTCCTCCGATCCGGCCATGTCGATCAGTTCCTTCTCGGTCATCGCACTGAGTTCTTTCCTTGCGCGTTCCTCGGTCTTGGATACCTCGAGTTTGCGCACCTTGGGTGCATAGTAACCAAGCATCTTCGCTATTTCGCGCCACCCAGCGATCTGCGCTTGAGGGTCGCTTGTCATCTGGGCGTCATTGATGGCGGACTTCATGCCCTCAATCACGTCGTCCTGAGTTATCCTCGCACGTTCTGCCGCGTCTGCCTGTAATTCCGCGAACATCGCCTTCACAGCGGGCCGCCTCATGATTGCTGAGGCTCCGTTCGAGGGGTTCTTGAAGTTATATCCTGCGGCTGTTGCTGATGCGCTCCGGGAGAGCCCGGATATCACGTGATTGAGAAAGCGAAGTTCCTTCGGGGAAACAGCTTTGTCCGGTTGTGGTTCTGCGCCTTCGTACTCAGCTTCGAGCGCTTGCTCGTCGCGCTTGGCGAGTTCGTCCAACCGTTCTTGGTCGTCGAGCCTGATCAGCTCATTTGTTGTGTCGTCGGCCATGTGTGCTATGCCCTTTTTGTTGCGGATTTCAAGACCATACAGTAACTTGGAACCAAGTGCAAGGATTTTTGGCGACCTTGAGCCGATTGACAACGTTCATCGGCTCATTGTCAACGTTCGCGCGATTTTATTTTTGTAAAATTTTGGCTCTGTCCGGGGCTGGGAGGGTGTATAGGGTCTCCCCACTTGGCCACCCCACTTCGGATTCGGATTCTCCGTACGAAGTCAAAGGGGGCCCCGACCCTCTACACCAAAAGCAAAGACTGCTACGCTCTTTGCACAAAGAACGATAACCCTGTTCTTTCCACAAAGCTCTCCGCCCAAGAGCAACTGCATCTTAAGCGCTCGCAAGCTCCCGCAGGACAGCCAAGTATCATGTGAGTTAGGGCAATAGTGTCCTAGTCACCAACATACCTTGGAGGTATACCATGAGCAAAGCAACAGACAAGCCGCAGTTCACGTTCGACCCACTGTACGGCACCATGTTCCCCGGCACACGCTGCTGGTCAGGCAACTGGTCAGAGATAGGCGGCGCACCTACACACCTCATCGCTCTCGGCGAGAAGGACGGTGTGCATCGCGTCGCCTTCAAGGTCATAGGCGGCCGCAAGTGGACGTACTGCGACATCACCTTCGCTGCCGAGGGGCTCGAACTGGAGAAGCGTAACCACAAAGGGTACGTAGTCTTCAAGGGCAACAAGCTCAACCTTTGGCTGAACTACGCCAAAGGCCACGAGAACGATACCGAGCATGAGCGCTATGACCTTAAGCCGTCATCGCGCGCAGCACGCCCGTTCTAACTAACCAGCCTAGCTCCCATCCCGGGAGCTAGGCTTCGAGGTACTAACAACATGTTCGACTTTCTCGCCGGCTTCACCGGCATATTCCTTGGCTGCGTGTTCGCAGCCATCCTGTACATACTCGCCTCTGGAGGCAAATCATGAACAAATTCATCACAATCATCAAGCTCATCACCCACTACCACGTACTTGGCTTCAAGCGCTTCTTCACTGGTCTGAAGATCAAGGCGCTGCTCGCGTGACACCGGACAACGAAGCGTGTATCCGCGACTTACTCAAGGAGCAAAAGCGGCTGGCACATCTGCTTGACCCGGATGCTTCCGGGTCACCAGAGGCCAAGACTGCCGCATTCAAGTACGCAGTCACTACGCACGAGTTGTGCGAAGAGCTCCTCGAGCAGCTGCTGTTCCACGAGTTAGTCAGTCACTAGCAACCCGGCCGGGCTCTTCGGAGCTCGGCCACTTATTGTCGTGCTCAGGTCAAGGGCGCAAGGCTGGACTACAGTGGGGTCATGAGCTCATGGCTGTTTGTTCGATACGACCAAGCACGGATGGCTGTCTTGTACCGAGAACCGAGAACCGAGTACAGAGAACCGTCTGCAGAAAACCAAGGACGAGGCCCCGGGTCATGCTATAGGCCCTTATTCAGAGACCGAATTTTCAAGTCCTTGATTGTGTGCAGGTTGGTTGAATGTGGGTATTGGCGAACAGATATGAGGTGGAATTGGTGTGGTTGTGGGGAAGACAAGGTTGATAAAGGTTGTTAAAGAGTTGTATGTGGTTGAAATGTAAACGATGTGTGTGCGTGGTAGAGCCCGCTGAACCCATGGAGTAGGACAATGAACAACATACCCAAGATGCTTATGATGCGCCCCTCGGTGACAACACGCATGGTTGCACTGAAGGGAGGCACCCTGATATCAGTGATGGAATGCCCTGAGTACGCAGTAACCGTAGCCCTGTACACCCGCAACAACGG